CAAAATATAAATAAATCTGTACGGAAACCCTTGACACCTACAATTTTATCTGATATAGTTACTGACCCTGCTCCAGTTCCACTAAAGTCTGAAGGGTCATTATAAATACTATAAAAAACTGTATTCTCGTTATCTTCTACACCAGCAGCTATTAAGTGATGGTCATGTGAAGTTATAAAAGTAGCATGTTTAGTTCCTGTTACTGTTATCTCTTCTGTAAAATATGTTCTAGAACTTAAAGCTCCTGTACCTTCCATTCTAAAACTAAAAGGTTTATTAGCTCCATCAGCTATAACTACTGTACCATAATCTTGTGCAGCACCTTCAAACATTGCAAACTGACATTGTCCTTGTCCAGTTCTTGTAGTAGCTGTACGTCCTGTAAAAGTTGTATAGTTATCTCCACTACTATGTGATAATTTATTTATCTGTAAGTAAGTAGTTCCATCTTGTGTAAAGTATATATTAGTACTTGCACAAACTATAACTCCATCTGCATAAGGCATAACACCTAATATAGTATCGTTACTGCCTGTTGGTTGATTAGTACCAAACTTTGCAAATCCATTAATACGTCTATATCCGCCTTCTATAGAGACTTCAAAGTTTCTAAGCTCTCTTGCAACTCCGGGACTTTTAAGCAAATCAATTGAGTTAGCTGATTTAACTAACCCACCGTTACATGCAACAGTATAAGGTTGTGAACGTGCCATAATTTAAAAGTATTTTCTATCGTCTGTCATATACTTAGGAGCTGGATTCATAAGATTAGATTTCATATGTTTCATTCCTTTCTTATAATCATCCAGTGCAAAAGCTGCTTGTTGTGGGCTTTCTTTAAATTGCCACACATAGTATCTCATTCGAGCTGTTACTATATTACTGTATTGCTCTGGTAAAACCATTGTATCATCATAAGCTGATAAAGCAGTGGGTCTTACGAAAGCATAAAAGTGTACATTATAAACCTTGTCAGGTATTGGACTTAATCCAAACTTTCTATTATCTGGAGACTTAATTACAAATTTAGGTTCTCCATAATTTTGAGTATTAGCATCATCTTCGTTCTCGCTATCTCTGTAGTATCTTTTCCAATCATCAAGTGTAAGGAATCTTAAGCCTCTTGAAACATAAGGTGCAGTTTCTCCGCTTACATTAATTGTTGTTACATAAAAGTCATCCCAATCAATTGATGCGTAGTCTGTAGTAATACTAGAACTATCAGACTTTAACGTATACCATCTTTGTCCTGCTACTGTAGGTACTGTTACGTTACCGTAGAATGGGTCAGTAGCTCCACTTAATCCAGCAGAAAAGAAAGGTAGTTGAGGTTCTTCGTTAGCTATATCAAATATAGATTTATTAACAGTATCTTTAACAAACTTTTGAAGACCTATAGCGTTTGCAAAGTTTGCAGACGTTAGAGGAATCTCATTAAGTTCTCTTAATACTTCGTTAGTTAAATCTAGATATGTAGTAGCCATTATTTTTTATGTACCTTTTGAATTTCAAAGTTTGCTGTTAAACTTGCACCTTTATGTTTAACAAACTTACCTGAATGTTTCATTAATTTATAAGACTTACCGGACTTCATCCAATGATAGCCTTTAGGTGCTGCGACTTTCATCTTAGCAAGGTTTAGCTTTTGGCATAGCTCCAGCCATACCACCATTTTTCATGCCATATCTTTTTGACATTTTACCACCACTATATACTTTTTTTCTAGCAGCAGCATCGTTACCCATATTAGAATCTTTCTTATTCATTGTTTGTGCCATATTTTTCATTCTTTATCTTCCTATAAAAGTGGAGGGTCAATTAAGACCCCCCGTATTGATTATTAGTCAATTGTGTAGATAGCTTTAACCATAGCATCATCTCTAAGTACTTTCGCACCATAGACATGTAAACCTCTAACAATATCGCCAAAAGAACTAGGGTCTCTAATTACTTCTGTTGATAAGATTGTGTTAGCAGTTGCTGTGGATGACATATGTCCGCCTAAACATTGACCTGTAGCAGTCGAAACTGAAGGTACGTTGTTAGACTTATACATATCAAAGCCTCTTAATTTTCCACTTGAAACTAAACCATTTCTGATTGAGCCTTGACCAGCGTTAAAATCTACTGATAACAACTTAGAACCACTTTGTGATAGTTCTTCGTAGAAATCAGGAGATGCAACGAACCATCTGTTTTCTTCTGGGACTGATTGGTCGTCAAGAAGTCTAGCCATTCTAGCCATTAAGTCTAGAGGGTCAACTTCAGAAGCGACACCTAAGTCTACAGAAGCAGTTGTTTCGCTTACACCGCCAGTACCAGCAGCAGCATCAGCACCAATGACATGGTCAGGTGCAGAAGCAGATACTCCGGCAAACATTGTAGTAAGTACAGCAGCATCATATGAATCTTTTAAAGAGTAAGCTGCAGAACTTGAAGCTACTTCTTTAAAGTTTACATGTGACATATTTGTTTCAATATCATCTACGATGAATTTGAAAGCTTTAGCACTGTCTACGACCAATGTAATCTCTTGGTCTGTTAGTTTAGTTGATGTTGTGTCACTACCTCTTGTGTAGTCATACACAGTAATGGTAGGTTCCTTGATAATCTTTACTGAGTCTCCATAAGCAGAAATCTCACCAGCATAGTCGGTGTTAGTAATAGCTTCAACTACCGATGCCTTTCTAAAGAAGTTTAAAACCTTTTTAGAGTATATCGAAGGTAGGAAGAAACTATTAGCTTGTCCACTTACGGAGTTAGCAAAGTTAGCATCGGTATCAGTTGCGGGTTCAAAATATTGAGCCATGATACATTCTCCTTTAAGTTAATATAGTTTACTTTACGATTCTGCCTTCTTGCATAGCATCACTGATTTCACTTTCGTATCTATCAAACTCATCTATACTCATGGCAGCAATCTCCTTTTCAGACCATACTTTCTTTTGCTTTGGTTCTACACTTGTAGTTTTTGTAGAAACCATATCAGCAGCAGATTGTCTGGGCTGTTTAGAAGATGACTTAGTCTTCGTAGGTTCAATGCCAAAATCTTTTTTAAATAAATCTAAAGCACGTGAGGCTAGGTCAGCATCATCAGCATTTGCGTATATCCAATCTTGGATAGACTTAGGCTGTTCTTTTGCCCAACCATGAAAGTCGTCACTGTTTCTGATATCTTCAAAATCAGGATGTCTTTCCATTAACCTTTTTTCTGCATCTTGTCGTACTAACTGTTGTTCTCTTTCTTGGAGTTTACTAAGGCGTTCTTCTAGAACTTTTGCTTTAGACTCCGATTGTAAATGTGCAACGGTTTCTACAACTTCATAAACATCAGGATATTGATTCTTAAATTCTTCGAGTTCTTCTTCAGTTTTTGGAGCTTTATATTCAGTTCTATTTTTAGTAGCTTCTTCTAAAAGTTCCTGTTCTCTAGTTTTAAACTCATTAAGTTTACTATCGTAATGTTTTTTTAAATCGTCATACCTTTTTTTGTAATCTGGTTTCTTGTAAGGAGTATCCTTTTCAATTTCCAAATTTTCTTGTTTAACACTTCCTTCAGCATTTACTTCAGTTATGTCATTGGTATCAAACAATTTATTTCTGTCAGTTGGTTCTTCAAAGAAGAGACCATCATCTGCAGATTTAAAAGGTTTATCTTCACCTTGGTGCCATGATTTTTTTGCATTATAAGGATTTGGCGTATCCTCTTTTTGGACTGTATTAGTCATTTTCTATTCTCCTACTCAGGGCTTCGTTTAACAAGGTAGCTGCTATTGTCGACTATGCAGGGCTTGTTCTTGTAAAGGTAGCCTTTCGGTTATTATTATGATAAAGGGCTGAGTAATTAATTCAGGTAGCTTTATCGCTTATTTGATTTAGATATAGCGACTTCTTCGAATCATTTCCTCAGATATAGTATCACCAACTAAATCTTCTTCATCTCTTACCGCAGCAATTGAATCAGTAGTTTCTTTAGTAACTCTAATATCTTGTTGCATTGGTTCCTTTTCAGGTTCCATCACAACACGGTCTTGTTCGAGCAATCCGCCTTCAACTAAACCTTGTCTTTCATCTGCTTTCATTTCTGCATCTTTCATCATTGCCATTAAATTGTCAGCTCCGATTTCTTCTACAGCTTTTGCAGTAAAGACAAATTCTCCATCAGATAACCTAGCAGGTATACTGTCAGAGACTCCTGAACCCGGACCTTCAACAGGACCAGCTCCAGCAAATTCTTGAGCAACGTCTATGACTTTATCAAATATCATAGCTAGTTCCTCATCTTGTTCTAGTTTGGACATGAGCATATCTTCTTCTTCTTCTGTTAATGCTTCGTCCATTATAAATCTTGTATATCCATCTTCCATGTCATCGTCTGATTCCATTTCAGATTCCATTGGTGGTGTCATAACCATCATCATTTGGTCATCTATTGAACCACCTTCTTGTTTTTGTTTTCTAATTTTAGCAGACAGTTTTTTCAAAGCTTCGTCAGTTGGTTTTTCATCAAAACCATATTCATATGTTTTACCGTCAATTTCAACAGTATACATTTTTTCTTTTTTAGAAGGTCTAAGTTTTGAAACTTCTGAATCTAAACTACCCGGTTCTACATTAGTAGCTTTTTCTATTTTATTAATAGAGCTTCTATATTCTGGAGAATCTTTTGGTTTATTTTTAAAATTATTAATGTCTTCTTCGTTAGCACCTAACTCCATTAAGTTATTAATAGCTTCTTGCATTGGGTCTTTTGTACCTTCTGCATAACCTAATCTAACTTCATCTTTTTCTAACATCATATTTCTTCCTTCCTATTAATTGCCTCTTTAACCTGTAGGTCCAACTGCTCTAGGCGTACCAGAGAATTCACTTTCCCCTGCAGCCGGAACATTTCCGATTCCGATGTTGCCACCACCAGTGCCTGTAGCTCCAAGTTCTTGAGGTTGTTGAGGTGTTCCTTGAATGCCTCCCATAACTCCCTGTTGCCCGTCAGTAGGTTGAGCCTCTTCGCCAATTGTTTGTCCAGCATTTTGCATTCCTATTATTTGTGCCATTACAGCAGCTTCTTCAGGGTCGTTGAGTATTTCATCAGGGTCTAAATCTAAGCTGTAGGCAAGTTCACTTACAAGTTTAGAAATCTTAACAAACGGTGCAATAGCAGGACTTTGTGCAGTTTGTAAGAACATTGTTAATCTCTGACTTCTTACTTCTTTTTGCATCAAGCTATTTGTACCTGTAGCTTTAACTTCTAAATCACCTTTAACATCCAACTCATCTTCTAGGAATTGCATGTTCCACTGGAAATAAGATTCTCCAAGTGGCTTTAATAAAAAGTCATCAAGGTTTTTGATAACTGTTTTAATATTTAAACTTGATGCTCCAAGTAACATGGACATACCAGAAGCAGTCCTTGTCATACTTTGAACACCTGTTTGTCCGTGTGAATAACTAGGTATACCTGTTTGCTCGTCTGCAAGTTGTCTAAACTTGTCAAACATCATCATGTTCTCTGGTGCTGTATTAGGAAACTTCAAACCGTGTATAGCTTGTCCCGGCATTCCAGCTTGTCTTCTAAATATCTTACCCGGATATATTTCCATTGATTGTCCACCAACTAAAGCAGACTCATCTACATCAAATACCAAAGAACCAGCCATTGCTAAATTATCTACAGCCATTCTTGCATGACCGTTCATAATCTGTTGACTGTCATCCATATTCTCTGCTACACCAATACCAAAGAAGTTATAAGGATTTCTTTCGTATGGGAAAGCATGATAAGGTATTCTATATGGAGTGAATGGATTGATTACAGCTCTTAAAAGTTGGTCTCCACATATCCATACGTTTACTTGAACTTCATCTAAATCATCTATATCATCATCAAGTTCAACACCTACTTCTCTAGCGTACTCTGCATCCATGATACCCCAGTACTCAATAACTTCAAAGTTATTATGATATGCTTCATCCATTCTAGCATCATCTTTTAGAGAAGATTCAAAATCTTTTTCTACATAGTTAGGACCCATTTGAATACAAGTTCTAATTGCATCCTCATCAAAGTAAGGCATGTTACGTAGTTGCCTTAATTGACTTCTGTTCATTTTGTGTCTATGGATTACATATTCACATTCATCCATATTTGTTGCTGATGGGTCAGGATAAAAATCCCAGCAACTTACAAATTCTATTCTTGGTACTCTAACTTCTAAAGGGTTATAAGTTCTGTTACCTTCTTCGTCTGTATCCCACTTGTGAAGTTTCTTGTTAAAATTAAAAGGTCCTTTAACAATACCAGTACCTAATAAAGCTGCTTCAAGTAAAGCATTACGTATTTCTGAAGAACCGTTTGACTCATCTATTTGGTCATGGATAAGTTTTTCCATTCTTCGTGCAGCTCTTTCAGCAGGTTTTAATTCTATTGCTTGTGGGTCAGCACTTGTACCGTCTTTTAAAATACCAGCATCTTCAGCTTGGTCTTCAATAGAATCTTCAAATATACCGTTGTAAAAACTAGCACCGGGTTTTAAAGTTCTACCGTCTCCTTCATAACCAACATCATAAGGGCTATCTATTCTGTTACCAATATCATCTGGTATTTCACCTTCTGTAGTTTCTATTCCCGGTACAGGATTAGACGTATCAAGGTGTGCATAATCTGTTTCGCCTTCAGGTATTTTAGTTTCTGCTATACCGATAGGAAACTTACCTGTACCAAAGATAACATCAACGAGTTGACCAAAAGCAGCGAGTACTTTTGTTTTAGTTATCTTTACAAAGATTCTAGATTTTTCAGAATCTCTAAACTTAATGGACTTGTTGTAAAGTCCTCTGTAGTTTTCGTAAGCTTGTAACCATCTTCTTTCATCTGTCTCTCTAGCATCTTCTGCTTGAGCATAACGACCTTTGATAATACCAATAAGATTTCTACGCTGGTCATCAGGTAATGTTAAATTTTTACCAGACTCACCTTCTACTTCTTCGTAGATGTTATCAGCATTTAAAAATGTATTATCTTCTGCCATGTATCCTAGTATCCAAATGTAGAATCTATTGGTCTGTACATCTCACGTTTTAAACCTCTAATCCTTTCTAATGGGCTTTCCATTCTTGGTCTGCTCATTATCATATAACGTAAAGCATCATATGCGTGGTCTGAAGCTTTCGTATCCACATCTTCAGGATTAGTTTTAGATAATGGTATAGACTGTAATTCTCTTATTAAGTTTGGACATGTGTTAAATATCTGTAACTTAGGTCTACCGTTATCTCTAATCTTTAAATACTCGTGTATTTGTATTTTACCTTGTATTCTATTTTTATCAGCTCGTCTTAACTTATGACCAGCTTTAACTAAACTTTCTCCTACAGTTGGACCAGTTGTTCCTGTTCTTGCCCAAGCTGCAGTATCTAAAACCCCATTCACTGAAAAAGGGTCTTCTGTCTCCATATCTGTTATTATAGCACCTAATTCTTCTCCTGTCAAGCCTTTTTTGTATAATTCTCGAT